AGCAATCGCCTCGGGCGCCCGGCGGGCGGCTGTTCAAGACGGGCCGGCTGAATGCCATCGACGAGCGCGCCGCGGGGACGAGCGTTCGTGCTTGGGACCTTGCTGCGAGCGTGGACGGGGATTTCACAGTCGGCGTGTTGCTCACGCGGACGGAGGATGGGGCTTTTCAGATTGCAGACGTCGTGCGGCTTCAGGGCGGACCCGAGGTCGTGCTGGACGCGATACTGCGGACCGCCGAACGGGACGGGACCGGGGTTACAATCGGGCTGCCGCAGGACCCGGGGCAGGCGGGGCGTTCGCAGATTAGTTTCCTGACGAAACGGCTGGCTGGATGGCGCGTCGTGAGTAGCCGGGAGAGCGGCTCCAAGGATACGCGGGCGATGCCGGTCGCGAGTCAGGTCAATGCGGGGACGGTCTCGATGTTGCGAGGCGATTGGAATCGGGCGTTCACGGAGGAGCTGCAGGACTTTCCGGCTGGGACCAAGGACGACCAGGTCGATGCGCTTGGTCGCGCATTCAGCATGCTACTTGACCCTGAGAGGCCGGCCCGGGTGAAGCAGGTCGTTTGAGGAACGCGTTGAACCAACTGTCAACAGTCCGGTACAGGACTGTAACGTAACCCCGGTCGCGGCCGCAAAGTGGCCACTCTAACTGTTGCCCTGAAAACTCAATCCAAGTTTGCTACGTCCAGTAAAGACTTGGGGAGAGGTTAGTAGGATGCAGTGTGAAACAATTGATCGAGGCAATCACGGCTTTCGGCCATAGTGATTGTTGTCGGGCTTACGTCCATTTCACGCTTGTCCTCTTCTGGAGGCACGTATGTTAGCTGTGAGTGAGCAGTTCGCTAAATGTTCGATGCTGCAAGAGTGGCCCGACCGTCTGCGGTTGAGTGTTCTGCGGGTGCTGTCCGCCGGCGAAGATCAGGAGCGGGAGTGGTTTTCGCGTGAATTCGATGTGCATCATGTGGTCGCTGCGGGTCTTGATGGCGCCCGACAGGGCCGGCTCGTGATGAGTCGCTGGGGTGTCAGTATTCACAACGCCGTGAATGCTGCGATTGTGCCTCGGTCGTTTCATCAGGGCCAGGGGTTACATCGGCACGCATTTCTGGAGGCTGTAAACCAGCAACTCATGTCGGCGGAGGTTTTTGCAGAACGGGTCGCGTTGGAAGCAGGGTTTCCGACCGGACGTCTCATAATCGTGAAGACTATACAAAAGATGGGAATTGAGCTTGTTTTACGTTCTGGCGATCCTGTTGCATTGGAGCTGCAACGATCGCTGCAGGAGCGTCCGACTTTGGCAGGGAAACGGCTTGGCCGGGTGACGGCCGAGCGTCGCGCGCGGATGGCGCGCCGGGCAGGTGCTGCGTTGGCCGGGGCAGATCGGGCCTCTCCGTCGCGGGTAGGAGCAGATCGGGACGATGAAGCTGTACTTACTACGCGGGGATCTCGATTTCCACTGGCTGCGGCCTGCGGACGATGCGATTTGGCGGGCGCGGGGGGGCGTTCGGGTTGCGGTACCGTGGCGGGAGCCGAAATTGGCGCTTTCAGCCAATGAAACCGGGACCGAGTTTCTTCCAGTGGATTGCTTGCCGATGAACACCGGATGCGACGGGCCTATCCTGAGTGGTTTTGCGCAGGACGCCTTGGCGGGGTTGATTGGCCCGGCGGGAGAGTTTTGGCCGGTCGATGTCTTGGGTTTTCGGTATTGGTGGTTCAATTGTTTGGCTACGGTGGATGCGTTGGATGCGGACAGCACCGATGCGGAATGGAGCGTGGTGGATGGTGATTGGGGCGCAATCCGCTGGATCACGGCACCGCGGCGTTTGGCTTTTCGACCCGTGCACGTCGCCTCGGCGCCTGCCATGTTCCGTGTTCCGGAGTTTCCCCAAGGCGTGCTGTTCGTAGGCGACGCGGTCGAACAAGCGATCAGGTTACATGGATTGACCGGCTTTAGGTTGGATTTGGTTTGGTCCTCGGCGGAAGGCGGCGTCCGGGATCCGGCCGGGTTCGGCTTTGGCGGTGTCTTCGAGGGGCCTTCGCCTGACGAGCTCGCTCGCAAGCGGGCCTGGGCGCGCGCGGCATTGCGGGAACGGACGGCTCAACCACGGGACGAGCGCTAATCGCGATATGTCGTGCAATAGGAAAAAAGGCCTTGATCGATTGCCCCATTAAATCTAGTTTCTGGGTCTAGGCTGGCCCATGGCGCCCTGCGCCGGACGTTACGAATCTGTTTGTTCTGGCCGTTGGCGCCGGGGCGGACCGACTTCGGGCCGGCGCATTCTTTCAGCGCGAAGGCGGCCGCATGTTTCAGTCGATATGTGAATTCATTCCGGGCGATGCGGATTGCACCGTGCGGTCGAGGCGGCTCGATATCATGCGGCGGGTGTTGGATGGCACGCTCTACGATGTGCTGCCGTTCGAATTTCACGAGGAACGAACGGTCGCGGGGGACTACATCCCGTTGCGGCGGCGGCGGCCGAGCGTGCGATATGCGTTGGCGCGCGTGGTGGTCGAGGACAGCGTGGCGCTGCTGTTCAGCGAGGGCCACTTCCCGGTGATCGCGAGTCCGGACGAGGATGTGCGCCGGGCGCTGGACGCGGTGTCGCGGGATTGCAGGCTGAACCAGGTGATGATCGAGGCGGCGATTCGGGGGAGCGTGGGGAGCGCGTGCGTGCTGTTGCGCATCTTGCGGGGGCGTGTGTTCTTGGATGTGTTGGACACTGTTTGGCTGACGCCGATCTGGGATCCCGAGGAGCCGGATGCTTTGCTCAGCGTCGTCGAGCGGTACAAGGTGCCGGGATCGGATCTGGTCGCGGCTGGCTACGACGTCGCGGATATTACGGGTACATACTGGTTCCAGAGGCGGTGGGATCGTGAGGAGGAGGCCTGGTTCCTGCCGCAGGCGGTGGGAGGCGTGGGGCCGGCCGTGCAGGACGCGAGCCGCAGCGTGCAGCATGGGTTGGGGTTCGTGCCGCTGGTTTGGATCCGCAATCTGCCGGGCGGGGTAGCGCCGGATGGGGCCTGCACGTTCCGGGCGGCGGTCGAGACGTCGATCGAGATCGACTATCAGCTGAGCCAGGCGGGGCGGGGCCTCAAGTATTCGTCGGATCCGACGCTGCTGATCAAGGAGCCGGCCGGGCTCGAGGGCGAGCTGGTGCGTGGCGCGGGCAACGCCTTGGTGGTCAGCGAAAAGGGGGATGCCCGGCTGCTGGAGATTGGCGGGACGGCGGCGAATGCTGTGCTGGATTACGTGCGGGTGCTGCGGGAGCTGGCGCTCGAGGGGGTGCACGGCAACCGGTCGGATGCGAGCCGGCTCGGCGCGCCGGCGTCGGGACGGGCGCTGGAGATGATGAACCAGGGGCTGATCTGGTTGGCCGACAACTTGCGGGTGAGTTACGGCGAAGGTGGGCTGTTGCAGATCTGCCGGATGATCCTGATGGCGGCGCAGCGGTATCCGTTGCGGGTCGAGGGGCAGGTGCTGCCGGCGCTGGATGCCGGGGCGGCACTACGGCTGGTGTGGCCGCCCTGGTATCCGGCTGGGAGCGAAGACCGGGCGCGGGATGCGGCCACGCTGATCGCGCTGGTGGAGGCGAAGCAGCTGCAGCCGGAGACGGCGCAGCGTTGGCTGGCGGCGGAGTGGGGCGTGGTGGGGGAGCAGGCATGACCGACGAAGTGACGCGTTTGGACGAGGTCGAGATCGAGGTTCCGGCGGCGGAGACGGCGCAGGTTTCGGCGCTGCGGGCGCGGCTGGTGCAGGCGGAGCTGCGGACGGCGGCGGCGCGGGCGGGGATGGTGGATCTGGATGGGGTGAAGCTGGTGGATGCCGCGGGGCTGAGCGTGAACGAGGCGGGGGAGCTGGAGCTGGCCGGGGCGATCATGGTGAAGCTTCGGCAGGAGAAGCCTTGGCTGTTCGGGCGGGTGAGCAGCAGCAGCCTGGCCGCGGCGCCACGTGCGGTGCCGCCGAAGGCGAAGACGGCGATGGAGATGACGGTGGATGAGTGGCGGATTGCGCGGGCGGAATTGTTGCGGCGCCGGTAGGCCGTGCTGCGGATTTCGGGGCTGGCGGAGCTGCGGGAGCGCCTGGCGCAAGTCCGGGCCGAGGAGGTGATGGCGCAAACGCTTGCGGGGCAGGCGGCAGAGATGGCGGAGGCGGTGCGGGCCGGGCTGTCGACGACGCCGGGTTCTGGGGGGCATGAGCGGCCCTGGATGCAGAGCGGGGCGTTGCGGGAGAGCGTGGGGTTCGAAGCCAGTGGGCTGGAGGCGGTGGTCGGAAGCAGCGATCCAGCAGCGGCACCGCAGGAGATGGGGACGGTGCGGATGCCGGCGCGGCCGTTCCTGGCGCCGGTTGGGGCGGCGATGGGGGCGGGGTTGGCGCGGGCGGTTGGCGAGGCGGTGGCGGGCGCGTTGCGGGGCCCCCTGGCGGCCGAGACCACTCCGCTCACGTCGGCGAGCCGAGACGTAGCGACTTAGGAAAATAACCCTTGACCGACTACCCCAGAAAGTGGATACCTTTTTTCCATGATGGCGGTGGTGGCGCGGCGCGCGGAAGTGGTCTGACAGGGGCGGCGCCGCTTTCCCCGGCGTGGTGATCCGGGCCGGGTTCTAAGTTTGCTGCAATAAATCGGCGCGCCAAAGCGGCTCTGACGGTCCCTCGGTTACGGGGCCACGAGGCTGCTGCCGCTGCTGCGGCGGGGTGTGGTTCAAGACTTCTGATCGCCTGGCCGCATCGTGCGCGCCGGGCTGCACTTGTTTGTGGTGGGGACAGCGACTTATGGGCATTCAGAACTTTCCGGCGATCCTGCAGCCTATCCTGACGCAGGGGTTCCTCGAGCGCGAGTTCCAGCAGGCGATGGCTTCGCGGCTGGGATACCGGGCGTGTGCGGACAGGCAGGAGTTCGCGGTGGGGATCGGCGAGACGCTGACCAAGACGCGGGCGGGGTTGAAGCCGAGCGTCACCAGCCCGATGCCGGCGGCGGCGAACACCAACCTGGACAACGGGCTGGTGCCGACGGGATGGGGGGTGGAGCAGTTCACCATCACCATTAACCATTATGCGGCGACAACCGACCTGAACATGGTGACGAGCCGGGTGGGGATTGCAGGGCAGTTCCTGCAGAATGCGGCGATCAACGGCGAGCAGGCGGCGCGGAGCCTGGACGAGCTGGCGCGGAATGCTTTGTTCGCGCCGTATTTCGGGGGGAATACGCGGGTACGGGTGGCCTTGGGGTCAGCCGGGCCGGTGGTGGCGGTCGATGACCTGCGGGGGTTCACCACGGCATTCGTCAACGGGGTGCAGGGGCCGGTTGGCGGGACGACGAGCCTGACGGTGACGGTCGGAGCCGGCGTTTATACCTTGGTGGGGACCACTGCGGACGGGGTCAACAACAGCACGACGCCGGGCGGGATCTCGGGGACGCTTACGTTCAGCGGGAACGTGAGCGCGTCGGATGGGGCGCTGGGGAGCCCGGTGCAGGCGGCCAATGCGAGCGTGGTGATCCGGCCGAACGGGCGCGGCACGACGGCGGCGCTCACGCCAAACGACACGCTGACGATGGGGAGCCTATTGGACGCTGTAAGCAAGCTGCGGCTGAATGCCGTTCCGGAGATCGATGGGGCGTATAACTGCTACCTGGACCCGGTGAGTTCGCGGCAACTGTTTGCGGACGGCGATTTTCGGCAGCTATTCCAGGGGGCGACGAGCTCCAATCAGGTGTTCCGAAACGGCATGGTGAACGACTTCCTTGGGTTGCGGTTCATTCCGACGACCGAGGCCTATGTGCAGGCGCATCCGACGCTGGCTGGGGTTGTGGTGCGACGGCCGATCATCGTGGGGCAGGGGGCGCTCATTGAGGGCGACTTCGCGGGAATGGCGGAGAACGATGTGGCGCCGGCGGACAGCATCGTGAGCATCGTGGACGGGATCGCCATGGTGACGCGCGAGCCGATCGACCGGTTGCAGCAGATCATCGCGCAGAGTTGGTATTGGATTGGCGGGTTCTGTGCACCGAGCGACACGCTGACGAATCCGCTGGTGGTTCCGACCGCAACAAATGCGGCGTTCAAGCGGGCCGTGATGGTCGAGCATATCGGCTGAGCGGAGCCTTGGGGGTGCAATCGCTCCAGCCAGGCTTGACCTGGCTGGAGGTGCTGCAAGGAGATGCGCTGTGCTGACCGACCAGGAGAAGACCCATGCTCGGCGATTTCTGGGCTATCCCGCTTTCGGGGAGAACCGGAATGGCAGCATGGGTCTGCAGACGTATCAGTCCAGCAGTGGTGTCGAGTATCGGCTGGGTAATCTGAGCTCGGCGGAAGAGGGTGTGTTGCGCCAGTATTTGGGAACGCTCGCCTCTTTGGAGCGGGCCATCCCAGAGGCGGCTATTGGGCTGGATACGAGTTCTGCGGCGGAGTGGGTGCGCAATCCGGCGGAGCTAAGCGAGCGGACGCAGCTGTTCGATGATTGGCGGCGGCGGCTGGCCGCGTTCCTTGGCGTGCCGCAAGGGCCGGATTTGGGGCGGAGCAACAATGTTAGGCTGGTGGTGTGATGGACACGATCACGGTGCAGGACCGGGTGAGCCGGGGCATGGGCGCGGCTGCGCGCGTGCTTGGCGCGCCTTACGATTTGTTCCGGCCACGAGGTGCTGCCCAGCCGGTGGCGCCGGAGAACCGGGTCATGCGGTTGCCGGTGGTATTCGACGGGGGATACCCGGGGTTCCGGCGGCCGCACGGGTACGAACGGGCGCTTCGCGCCGCGTTCGACAGTGTGGCGGTGCAGGTCGGCGACTACATGATGGGGCCGCGCGGCGTGCTGTTCGTGGCGGCGCTGCCGGCATTGTTGCGGCCGCTGTGCGTACTGACGAGCGCGGTATTCGACGTGCTGCGGCCGGGTGGAGCGGCGGCGGCTGGGCTTAACGAGTATGGCGGGATCAGCGAAATGGCGCTTGCGCCGGTGCTGACGCGGTGGCCAGGGCAGATACTGGCGGAGGGCGGTTCCCGACCGGGCGCGGTTCCTGCTGATGGCGGACAGGTTGGGTGGTCGGTGCTGCTGCCGTTGACGCCGGTGGCGATCCAGGGGTCCGACCTGCTGCAAGACGAGATTGGACGGCGGTTCGTGGTGCGGGTTGCCGAGGCGAACGAGCTGGGGTGGCGGTTGTCGGTTCGGCAGACGGGAGTTTAGTGCGATGCCGGACCGGGCCGATGTGGAACAGGCGCTCGCGGCGCTGATCGCTGGGGTGCTCTATCCGGACGGTGCTGGCGGCGGTTCGGCGGTGGGGTTGACGTGCCGTATCTATCGGGGATGGCCCGTTGCAGCGGCGCTGGAGGCCGACCTGGCGGTCGGGGTGGCGCATGCGACGGTGCAGCCTGTCACGGGGAGCGTGCGGGACACCACGCGTTATTCGCAGGATTGGCAGGGCGCGGTGCCGGCCGCCACCCTGCATGGGTCCGTTTTGGGGGAGCTTGTCCGCTTCGAGGGTTTGGCAGCGGTGGGGCAGGTCGCGGGGGTGTTGGCCGATGGACGGCCATACGCCTATCGCGTCCGGGCCGGGGATACGGCGGGGCTGGTGGCGGCGGTTCTGGCCGGGCTGATCCGGGCGGATCGGCCGGCCGTATTGCACGATGCGACGGTGTTGATGCCCGGTGGGCGCGGGGTGGTTGCGCGCGTGGTGGCGGACGGCGAGGGCGGGCGTGAGCTTCGGCGCCAGATTGCTGGATTCAGGGTAACGCTTTGGTGTCCGGAGCCGGCCGCGCGGGATCGGGTGGCGGCGCTGGTCGACTTGGCGCTGGCCGGGGTGGCGTTCCTGGATGTAGGCGGGTGGGCCTGCCGGGTGCGGCTTTCGGGCGGGAGCAGTACTGACGAGGGGTCTGCTGGTGGCGTGTGGCGGCGCGACCTACTCTATTCGGTCGAGTATCCGACAGTTTTTGAAGAGAACCTGCCGGCGATGTTGTTTGGGCTTACTGAGGTCAACGGGGTCGACTTCGCCGGGTAAGCAGGGCTGACGGATTTTTGCTTCAGATTTGTTCAGGGGATGATCTATGCAGCACTTGATCGTGGTGCGGCCTTTTGGGCCGTATCGCATTGGCGATGTCGTGACCGACGACAAGAGCATCGAGGCGATCATGGCGTCCGAGCACGCTGGGCACGTCGTGCACATTACTCCGCCAGAGGAGACCTGATCCATGCCGATCGTTCAATCGGGAAACCTGAACACGACGGCGCTGGTGGTGCCGGACCTGTATGTGCAGGTGGTGCCGCCGCAGAACCTGGTGCTGAATGGGGTGCCGACGAACATCGTGGGGGTGGTCGGGAGCGCGAGCTGGGGGCCGGTGAACCAGCCGGTGATCGTGTCTACGATGGCGGATTATGCGCGGTCGTTCGGGCCGATCCAGACCCGTAAGTTCGATATGGGCACGCATGTTGCGACGGCGGTGCAGCAGGGGGCGCAGAACTTCCGATGCGTGCGGGTGACAGACGGGACTGATATGGCGGCCGCCTACGCTGTGTTCTACAACAATGGCGGATATCCGTTGCTGTTGACGGCGCGGTACAGCGGCTCGCTGGGCAACCAGATCGGCGTGCAGATCGCGGTCGGTAGCGCGGCTGGGACTTGGCGTCTGACTTTGGGGCTGCCGGGGCAGGTGGCGGAGAGCTTCGACAACTTGGCGGCGCCGAGCCCGTCCGCGTTTTGGCAAGGGTTGGTGAACGCGGTGAACCTGGGACAGGGGCCGTTGCGTGGGCCGAGCCAGCTTTGCGTCGCTACGCTTGGGACAGCGGTTGGGACGGTGCCGGGGCCGCTGGCGGGACAATGGCTGCTGAATGGCTCGGATGGCTCGGCCGGGGTCTCCGCGGCGCAGGTGCTCGGTCAGGATGGGCTGCCGCGGCGGGGCATGTATGCGCTGCGCGGGCAGGGCTGCAGCTTGCTGGTGCTTTCGGATACCGATGACCCGAATACCTGGAGCGTGCAAGCGGGGTTCGCGCAGCAGGAGGGGTTCTATGCGATCCTGAGCGGGCCGGGCGGGGATTCGATCCCCGGCGCGGTGGCGGCGAAGCAAGCGGCGGGGCTGGACAGCTACTCGGCGAAGTTGATGTTCGGAGACTGGGTTTATTGGTCCGACCCGGTCAGCGGCACGGTGCGGCTGGTCAGTCCGCAGGGGTTCGTGGCCGGGCGGCTGGCGAATTTGAGCCCGGAGCAGAGCAGCCTGAACAAGCCGCTGTATGGTGTGGTCGGCACGCAGCGGGCGGGCACCCCCGGGAGCGGGAGTGCGAGCGGATATAGCACGGCCGAGCTTACGGCGCTGCTGGGGGCGGGGCTGGATGTGATCGCCAATCCGCAGCCGGCGGGCAGTTTCTGGGGCGTGCGGGGCGGGCATAATTCCAGTTCGAATGCGGCGACGAATGGGGACAACTACACGCGGCTGACCAACTTCATCGCGCAGACTTTGAGTACGGGGATGGGTCAGTATGTGGGGCAGGTGATCAATGCCGGGCTGTTCCGGCGGATTCGCAGCACGCAACTCAGCTTTCTGCAGGCACTGCTTGGGCAGGGGATCCTGGGCAGCACGGACGGGGCGCAGCCGTTCACGGTTATCTGCGACCTGAGCAACAACCCGCCGTCGCGGACCAGCCTTGGCTACGTGCAGTCGGACGCGCAGATCCAGTACCAGGCGATAAACGAGCGGTTCATCGTGAACCTCGAGGGCGGGCAGACCGTCCAGGTGACGCGGCAGACGCTGCCGTATGGGCAGGTTCCCGGGACGTTGAATTAGGGGAGTTGAGCGATGCCTGCGAATACGTTTTCGACGGGGCGCGATTGCCAGCTGGTGGTGATTGGGCCGAGCGGGGCCGGGGGGCCAGGCGGGCGCCCGGATCGACCTCACGCATGTGACGGGGTTTGAGAGCCGGCAGTTGACGCATCCGATCCGGATCGACCGGCTGGACGGGGTGCATATGGCGGCGGAGCTGCCGAAAGGGTGGGACGGCCATTTCGAGCTGGAGCGGGGGAGCCCGGCGGCAGATGATTTCATTGCCGGGCTGGAGCAGGCCTGGCACTCGCAGGGGCAGCTGCGGGGTGGGACGCTCTATCAATACGTTTCGGAGTCGGACGGTTCCGTAAGCACGTACCAGTATGAGGGTGCGGTGTTCAAGATGGCGAGCGCTGGGCAGTGGGGGGGCGATTCGGCGGTTCGGCAGCGGCTGGACTTCTTTGCCAGCCGGCGGAAGCGCATCTAGTGGAGGGGGCTGTTCCGTCCTTGTCGCCTTCGCAACGGATCGTTGTGGAAGCGTCGCGGGAGATGATGCTCACCGATGCTGATGGGCGAGTGCTGCAGGTCCGCCGGCCGGGGGCGCTGGACCGGTTGCGGCTGTTCAAGGCGGTGGGCCCGGGGCTGGCGAGCAATGACCGGTATGTGGGCTATGCGATGCTGGCGATGTGCGTGAGCGCGATCGATGGGGTGCCGGTGCCGGCGCCGGCGAACGAGGGGCAGCTCGAGGGGCTGGTGCAGCGGCTTGGCGATGCTGGGATGGTGGCGATCGGGCAGGGGCTGGCGGATGCCGCCCAGGGAAACCGGTAGGCGCGGCCGGGCTGGATGATCCGGCCGCGATGAGGGCGTTCACACAGAATGCGGAGCTGAAGGACTCCCTGTTCCTGGTGAAGAATGGGGTGCCGTTCGATGTCGCGTTCAGTTTGGAGGCGTTCGAACGGCAGGTTTGGGTGGTGACGATCGGCGAGCTCGAGGGGAACGTCTGGGACTACGCTTTGGGGGGCTGGCGATGAACCTGATGCCGTTCGGGGCGGATACGCTGGTGATCCCGCTCGAGATGTCTGGGGGAACTGCGGCGCCGCAGCGGGTGGCGCGGATGTCGCGGATGCGACCGGCGGGGGAGCTGTTCCGGAACGGGGTGGTTCGGACGGCTCCGGGGAGCAGGGACGAGGACGAGCTGCTGGTTCCGGTGCAGTCCCGGCGCGGTGGGGGCGGGCTGACGCGGCTTCCTGGGGGCGTGTGGCGGGAGTTGTCCGCTGCGGACGAACTCCTTCTCGTAAGATTCAACCGGGCGATGGAAATTATCCGCAGGTCAGAGCCCAATCACCGCGACGCGCAGTACGTGGCGCCGCCCGACTGGATGCCCGGGGAAACCCTCGTTGCCCGGCTCGAGCACGAGGCTATTGCGGTCCAGGACAGGGCGAGAATCGGGCTTTCCGCAGTGCGCCCGCGGGCCGAGGACAACGGGAACGTTCAGCTGAGCCTCACACCGGAAAGCCTCGTTGATGCTTCCGCCACCGGTTCGTCACACGAGAGGCCCTAGTACACTGTACGAGCGAGTTGGTGGTAGAAGCGCCGCAATGGACGATTTCAATGCGCTGCGGCCCATGAATGTCAGGACAGCCAACAGCAATCCTAACGTCACGATCGGCGATCTCCGTGATGGTCGTACTGTTACGGTCCGATCGCGAAGCACGGACGGGCGACCGACGTTGGAGATACGGGACCCAAGGCCACGCGGATCCTGAAATACCGGTATAATTGATCACGGCTGTTTTGGAGCTTGCAGTCTATGGTGTCGGACCTTACTGACTCTGTCGGCCTCGACTCTGACTGTCTTATTAGTCCCAAGTTTGCGAGAGACAGGAACTGGGGGATAGTTGCGATCGACGATTACATGTTCGATACTCACCTGGAACTTCTTATCGATCGCTGTCGCCATACAAGGGCCAAATTAAAGGTCTGTATTTCACTCCGCGTGGCCCGGTAGTTTTGGACGTTCCAAGTAGTTCCAACGGTATCTATATGTTTGTGATTGAAACGGGGTGTGATGTTGCGGTATTCGATTTGCCGAACACCTTTGTACTCACAATCATCTGCGGGGACTTGACGATCCTTTCGACTGATCGGGCAATGCTGCGGTCTATTTTTGGTCAGGAAGACATGACGCTCGCAGACTGGTCGGCCTTGACGAGCGATTTTGTTCCGGAGCTTCGGGAGAAGCTCTGGTCCACCTATGTCGAGGGCGGTGATCGAACACTCACCAGCGGGACCGGACAGGGTGAGGGCCGGTAGGCGACGCCGCGCGACTGGCTACGGATTGCAGGGCGAAACCTTGTTGCTGGAGCGGCGGGAGTTTGCATGATCGATGCTTATGAGATTGGCATCCAGTTGGCGTTGCAGGATGGGGTGAGCGCCGGCCTGGAGGTGATCGGGCGGGAGTTGGCGGAGGTGGACCGGGCCGTTGCGGCGAGCAGCGCGGCGCTGGTGGCGCTGACCAGGACGGCCGAGGTGGCGGTGCGGGCGGTTGCGGCGGCGGCTGGGGTGCGAGCGCCGGTCGCGGCGCCGCCGGCAGTTGCCGGCCCGGTGGCCGGAGGTGCGGAGACACTCCCGCCGGCTGTGGCGCCCCTGGCGGAAAGTCCGGTCGCGGCGGGGCCGACGACAGTTCTGACGCCGGCCGGGCTTTCGGAGCCGGCGAGCCCGGCCGCGGTGCCGGCGGTGCCGCAGTCTGCGCCAGCCGCGCCGGTGGTCGAACGAGCGGGATCAGCCGCAATCGCCGCTGATGCGGGGCGGGTTGCGTCGCTCGAGCGGGATGCGACTGCGGCCGCGCCGCAACGGGATGCGCCACCGGCGTCGCCGATTGTTGTCCAGCAATCGTTTGCGGCGCCTGCGGCGCCTGCCGCCGGGGAGCGACGCGAGGATGGTGGACCTACCGTCCTGACTTCGGCGGCTCCGGTCGAAAGCGTGCGGCCAAGGGAGTCTACGGCTCAGTTGCGGGAGGCTACGCCCGCGCGGGAACTGGTTTCCGTTCAGGCTGCTGCGCCAAGCTCCGACCGCAGCGCCTCGGCACTTCGAGCGGCGAGGGCACCGCTTGCGATGCGGGCTGCGGTCGCGGCAACCGCGCCAGCGGCGCCGCGGGGTGCAGGAGCGGTTCCCCGAGCGGAAGCGCCGAATGTTTCATCGTTTGGCTTGCCGACAGCGGCGACGCAGATGCCGACGGCTCCTGGGATGGCCGGGGGAGGGCCGGGCCCGTCGGCTCGCGCGGCGAGCGGGTTTGCGGAGCGGGCTTCAGCGCCGCAGCCGGAGCCGCGGCAGCAGGGCGACGGCAATGGGGGCTCGGTGATGCTGGACGGGCGGCAGGTGGGTTATTGGCTGACGGAGCGGATGGCGCGTGAGGCGTCGCGGCCACCGGGTGGAACCAGCTTCTTTGATCCGCGGCAGGCGCCGGCCTGGACGCCCTCGGGAGCGTTGTGATGGCAGGGGCGCCGGTGCTGGGGCCGGTGGCGTTCCAAGGGTTCGAGGTGCCGGAGCGGATCAGCCTCGGGGGCAAGCAGCAGTTGGCGGTACATAACCTGCCTGGTGGCGGCCGGGTCGTGGATGCGTTGGGGCCGGAGGAGGCGCCGATGCGGTGGTCCGGAACCTTTTCGGGACCGGATGCAGCGGAGCGGGTGCGGACGCTTGAGCGGTTGCGACGGAGTGGCGCCACGTTGCCGCTGAGCTGGGATGGGTGGCGGTTTACCGTGGTTATCCAGGAGTTCGGCGCGGAGACGACGAGTCCTTGGTGGATTCCCTATCACATCCAGCTTTGCGTGTTGCCCGACGACGAATTCAACGTGGGGGATGGGTTGCCGGCGTTGCCGAGCCTTGCTGATGCGGTGGCGCTTGGCGCGGGCATCCGCCTGAACGAGCGGATCGATCTCGCAAGCAGCTTGCTGGGGTCGGATGACTTAGCAGACGTGCTTGCCGGGTCGGGAGAGTTGGCCAGGTTGGTCACCGCAAGAGCCTTTTTGGGGAACAAATCATGAATACAGTTACCGTCGCGGGAGGTGACCTTTTTCGGCTGGCGTTGCGGCACCTAGCCGCCATTATTCGTGAGCCTGAAGCCACTCCCTGCTGAAACGGGTGTTTCTCGCGTGATAGTTGTGGAGACGTGCGGGTACGCGGCCACCTCGGGGGTGGTTTGGGGACGGCTTGATACGGCG